CCGGCGGAGGGGTTCTCCGACACCACATTGGCGCTATTGGTATAGCCGGTTTCCTGGACATACTCGATGCTGTTGGAGCCGGTGCTGCCCCAGCTGATAAGATCGCTGATAAACAGTCGCTGCTCAGGAGGTGCCATCACACCAGGCACGCGGGTCGGCTGGATGATGTCGCCTCCGGAAGAGGTGCTTTCGGTGATCGCCGCCTGGACGGGTACGGAAAACGACCCTTTGGCGCGGGCGATCCTGGCCGCGTTCGCGGCGAACTCCTCGGACTCGGCAACGCGCCGGCCCATTGATTTCGGCCCGTCCGCCTGTCCGCCCTTGCCGCGGTTGACGATAGCCTGCTCAGCCGCTTGCAGTCGTGCGTTGAGTTCGCCCTGCTTGGTCAGCAGCTCGTCGACAGCCGCTTTGGTTTCGCCGCTCATTTTCTGATGCAGCGCGATTTCCTTCTGCGATTGTTCCGCAAAAGCCTTGAGGTCGTCGCCGACTTTTTTCAAGTCAGCCTGGACCTTTTTGTATTCCTGTTCCACGTTCTCAGCCATGGTGGCCTCCTAACTTACGAGATTTTGAAAAACACTGGTTAAACAGCTGGTGTCGATCGGCTCAACCTCGACTGGCTCAGCAGCGCTCGGCGTACTGTTTTCATCGGCAGCGCGAAGCGTGCCGGCCTGGTCTTTGATCTCTCCGATCAACCTTCTCCGCTCCGACCGGGCCATCCCGGCTTTTGCGAGTGCGACATCAATTTTATTTAGCGCGGCCCGTTTCGAGGCCCCGGCCATGTCTTCGTCGAGTTCGTCAGCCGGGAGGTATGCGTCGCAAAAGCCCTTCGAAATAGCGTCCTTCCCATTCATCCATGTTTCATCATCGAGCATATCGGAAAGGTCAGACTCTATCAAGCCGGTTCTCGCGTGATAGATTCCAACCATCGCGTCATCGAATTGCTCAAGGTCGTCCGATGCCCTGCGGAGGTCGTTCCGGTTGCCTATTACGACCCCCCAGCAGTTATGGATCATCAAAAACCCTGCGCGGGCAACCTCGACACGCTCACCGGCCATGGCGATCACAGAAGCCGCGCTGGCCGCCATTCCGAGAACTTTGATCGTAACGCCGGCGTTGTGCGCCCGTAGGAGGTTGTAGATCGCGAACCCCTCGAACACATCGCCGCCTGGGGAGTTGATCGAAACAACGGCCCTGCGGTTCCCGATCGACCTTAGGAAACCAGCCATGCGCGCCGCGGTAAAGCCCTCCCCCCAGTAGTCTCCGATCACATCGTAAATCCCGATATGTGCCTCGTCCGCGTCGACCGTCGACGCGGCCTTAATGCCGGGGTTCCAGCGCTCAAGAGCACGCGGGGAAAGTTCCGGCTGCAATCGAGCCGCCGGCCGTCCGGTCGGGGCCTGCGGCATCCCGCTATTTTTGCTCATGCTGTCCTCCGTCAGTGTTCAGCCACGCTGCCAAGGCGGCCCGTGCGGTGTCCCCATCTCTGTTTGCGCCGATCGTATCAAGCGGAGCCATGGCCGTTTGCACAGTCAACACACCGGCGTTACCGCCCATCAGCGGCCTGTTTTCGAGCTCGCGGATTTCGTCACGCGTAAATATGCCATTGTTTACCATGATGCTGTAGAACTGTGCCCGAGCCTGCGAGTCGGCCCGCAACAGGCCTTCGATCGAGAATCCAGCATAGTAGCGCTGGCGATCCACCGGGGACAGCAGGCGCAAGTTTATCGCCTGTTCGATGCGCGTCAACCAGGGCCGCAGGGTGAATGTCAAAAACCCGATCAGCTTTTGCTCAAGTCCCGTGCCCCAGTTGCTGTCTTTCCCTCCGTGGCCGACCATGGACGGATCCACGCGAAACCACCGGCAGACCTCCTCGACCGAGTACGAACGGCTTTCCAGCAGCTGCGCGTCTTTCGGATTGATCCCTAGGGTCTTTGCGTCCATGCCCCCCTCGAGAAGGGGGCTCTTGCCGGCGTTTATTGCGCCTGTGATTTCTGCGAGGTTCGCCCGGAACTCTTCACGCTGTTCTTTTTTTAGGACATGCTGCATCGTGAATGCGACGGTCGGAAGCAAGCCGCGCTCAAATGTTGAGTTGGCCGCCGAGTTGGCTGCCAGCGCGGATCCGAAAACCCCGGCCCCGTACTGGATCGCCGACAGCCCCCACTTTCCGTCCAGTGAAAATCCCGGAATGTGGAAAAGGTCGAGGTCGTCAACGCGGCGTGTCTTGCCCTTTTCGGTGTACCAAAACGCCAGCTCGCCGTCCGGTTGCCGCCTGCTGGAGAGTTTCGCCGGGTGCAGGAACTCGATGGACACAACGCGCCCGCCTAGCCTTTGCTTTTCCGCAAAACAGTTGCCGCGCAAAAGCATCGCCGCGGTCATCGCCTCCCAAAACGTGGTCGACGTCGATTCTGAGTTCGGATATTTCAGCAGGTCGTTGATCGGGTGCCCGATGGCCTGCCTCCTGCCGCTGCTCCCCGTGCGCTCATACAGATGCAAGGGAAGGGTAGCAACAGCCTCTGCGATCAAGCGGGTGCAAGCCCAAGCAGCCGACAGCGACATCACCGAAGCATCGGTCACCTGCTGGCCGGCGGTGTTTGGGCCAGTGTTCCATGCGGACCAGAAGGCGTCGTCCTTTAGAGAGATCGGAACGCCGAGCCAGTCTAGGATGGCCGCCTTGATTTTGCCTGGAGGCCTCATCTGTCTGACTTTTTTAAGACTTTTTGCCACTCAGATATACTCCCGATGGCCGCACGTCATCAGCTGCCACGTCGTCTATAATGTCCGCAATGGCCGCAACCAGATCTGCATTCGATCTGGCAAGCGCGTCAATGGCGCGTGTTAGGTCTCGCAGTTCTTCGACTAAGTCTTCCATGTCGCCGTATATTATCACACAATAATTGGGGATGCAAGAAAGTCTTTCATGTCCTGCTCCGGCTCCGTGTTTTCGCGGTATTTCAGGCCGACCGCCATAGCCGCAGCCACCGCCCCGTCAATCCGGAACCGCGCTTTGGACTTGTCCAGCTTGCGATTTCCGCTTGGATCCTTCACGGACACGGCGTTTGAGAAACACCACGTCAGCACAGGGTTGCCGGTGTGCCTGAACCGCCCGCCGATGATGGATGTCTCAAGCGCGTCAACCGCCGGCCCCATATCTCGAAACCCCTGCCCCCATGGGATCAGCGGGATACCGTCGTAGGCTCCAGTGTCTGTGTCTGCACGCACGTAGCCCGTAACGCCCTCACGCTCCAGGGCCTGGATGAGGTTTTGTATTCGCCACCGGTCAAACGCCAACCCTAGCACCTGAAACTCTGCGGAAATCCGCCCAAGCTCCGCAGCGATGAAATCGTAGTCAATGGCCGCCCCAGGGGTGGTATAGAGGTGCCCATCTCGGATCCAAATATCGTAGGGAACGCGGTCGCGCTTGCAGTGCTCATCGACAAGCCGCTCTGGCTTCCAATGCCACGCCATAACCCTATCGCCATCGTCGGCAGATACCGCGACAAGCGAAGAGAGGTCGGTGGTGCCTGAAAGGTCGAGGGCCAAATAGATGCGCTCACCAGGCTCGATGACAGCCTCGGTGTCTTTGCACTCAAGCCACGTCGCACGTGCGATCAATGGGGATTTGACGTCGACGCGTTGATTCAAGAAAAGGTTTCTGAAAGTGCTCTCGAAAGCCGGGAGTCGTTTCGCCCGATCTGCCATAGCCTGCACGTCTCCGATCAGACGGAACTCGCCGAGGGCCGGGTTGGCATCCTTCCAAACTGCTTCGTCGAAAATGTCCTCGCACTCATCATCGACGGCATACAGGTGAGTTATCGTCGTCGGGTCTTCGGAGCGCAGGCCGTCGTCGATCAGCTGCGACAAAATGTGCTGCGGGTCGTTGCTCTGCGTGCTGATGGTAGCGAAAAGGGGCTCCTCGCGTGCGCCCATTGCGGTGTCCAGCACGTCGTACAGCTCTCTGCTTTTGCTCTGCGCCAGCTCATCATAGACAACGAAGGTCGGATTTAGGCCGTGTTTCGTTCCTGCCTCTGCGGACAACGCCCGGTAAAAAGACCCGTTCGCCATGCACACAATCGTTTTCGTGCTGTCCACACAGCGCAGCATGGCTGACAGATCCGCATCTGCCCTGACGATTTGCGCGGCCATTTTGTAGACCTGAGCTGCCTGTTCCCGGTCGTTCGCAGCCGAATAAATTTCGCCATTCTGGATTGACTCAGGCCCGATCAGATGGACAAGAACCAGCGCGGCGATGAGTGCGGTTTTTCCGTTTTTGCGTGCGATCGATAGAACGGCCCGCCGCACCACCCGCCTCCATTGGCCGTCTTGCAGCTCGTGCGGAGCGTAGACAGCGCGGATGAAATTCTTCTGGAAGTCACGCAAGACAAAGGGCTTGCCCTGGCCCTTACCGCTCGGAACAATCAGCAGCTCGATGAACGCGATGACACGCTCAGCCCGCTCGCCGAAATATTTCACGCGCTCACTTGGCGACATTAATCAATCCGGAGAATTTGTTTTCTTTCTTTTTTGTTTCATCCTTCGGCACCCGCGCCCGGCTTGAAGGTGTCATCCCGAACTCGATCAAGTATTTGTGCATAAGCTGCATGGCCGTGTTACTGATACCAACTGCCGGGTGCTGGATGATGTTCCCGTTCGTCGTTTCGATGATCAGCCCCTCTTTCGCCAAGGCCTCTTCTGCTGCAACCCACCGCGCCCAGGAGGAACAATACGCAGCCACGGCGGCGCGGTCGACCTGACTGATAAGCCCGATGGCCTCCAGCTGCGGAGTGATCCGTTTCCATTCCGCGAGGGCTTCCCCTTTGAGATGCTTCGGCGTTTTCGGTATATCTGGATCAGGCTCCATGCCGATTGACGTGATGGGCCGCTTGCTCGGATTACCAGTGAGAAGCTTTAATGAGTTTGGAGTAGGCTTTCGACCTTTCATTTTTTTGACCCCTTTTGCCTAAAAAAGCGGCATCTAACAAGAAACA